CATGTATCGATGGTGTGTAGTTATCAGTTTATATGTCTGTGGGGTTGGCTGGTCGCTGTTACCGATATTGTTTTGTTTTGAATGCTACGACGACCACCGAGATCTACACATGGGCGATCGTCGGCACGGTCAGATGTGTATAAACGCCAGGCCATTTCCAGTTCCATTTCCAGGGCCATTTCCAGGGCCATTTCCAGGGCCATTTCCAGGGCCAGGTTTTTTGGCTTCAAAGACAGTTGGGTACTCGTAATAGGCTTGTTTAGTTAAGCCCATTTGATTATTATAATCTACTCTTGTAGATAATCTATCAGTTAGTAACTTTCTTTTATAATCTATACTTTTTGATTTAACATCTTTTTTACTTATATTATATATAATGCCTTTAAGATACTCTTTAATTTTAGTATCAGACTCTGTTAAATCAATCCCTATTGTATCCTTTCCTTTATACAAAACCCCACTCTTAACATATATTCTATTGTCAGAAATATCTGCTGGCGTTTCAATTCTTGGCCCACTTTTAAATGTTCTTTGTTCTAAGGTTTGATAATAAACATATTCTCTAATTTTAGTAATTGCTTTAGCATTAGCTACTTTATTTCCTGCTACAGAACTTATTTTTTTAAGCTCTAAGATTATTTTATCCAAATCTACATCAGAGACTTGATTAGCTTCTACAGGTATTACAATATTTGAAGATGACAGAGTTACAATTAATTTTCCTTTATCAGTTATTTCAATATCAAAATCATTAATAGTTTTTCCATCTTTTATAACAGGAGTTAATGTTTTAGACTTCAAGTTAACTCCTTCTCTAAATCCTGTAATAGGTATTTTAACTTTATTTATATCAATAGCTGGATCTTTTATTTTTGCAATAAAATCTAATTGATCTTTTAGCCCTTGTCTTACTATATTAGCATAAGTATCTCCGACAAACCGAATTAATGCTGCTTCTTGCTCTGCTTTACTTAATTGTTTAAAGTACTTATCTCTAGCTAGTGCTTTTCTAATTGGGAGATAATAACGCTCATATCCGCTAGAAGTTGCTGATAAAATTATTTTAGCGATGGTGTTATTATCCATTTTCAAATCAAAAACCCCACTATGATTAGGCATAAAAGTATACACAAATGTATTGTTAAGCTTTATTGGCCCAGCATCATTCATTAGAACTAAAATAACATCGTTGTCTTTTATAGTGTAACCATTAACAGTCCAAATAGCTTTAATATCAGCAGGAATAGTTTCCTTAGTGTAAGGACGGAAAAAATGTTTTGTAGGGTCTATTTTTCCAGCACTAGACATTTCATAAAAATTCTGCATCGCCTGTTCGTGCTGAGATACAGCTGTTGCTCCTGTTGCTCTTAAATCTGTAAAAGCAATAGTAGATTTCATTACTTCTGGAGTCAAATGTGGGAGATGACTTTGATCGCCTAATACAGAATCTAAATCTAAATAATTAGCTGCTTCTTCTGTATCATGTATTGTAGCTTTTAAAGCATCAAGATTAGCAGTAAGAATAACAAGGTTTTGTTTAAGAGCAGTAACTTCTCCCTCTAATATTGTTTTTTCTTTTTTAAGTGCATCCACACGAACTTGAAGTTCATTCTCTTGGTTTTTGAGATCTTTAATTTTAGAAGAAGTATCTTTTTGTTTAGCTTTTTCTTCTTTTAAAACATTTTCTAACTCTTTTACCTTATCTTCTGTTTCCTTCAATTTTTCTTGAATCTTATTTAAAGATTCAAGTTCTTCAAGTAAAGCATTAAATTTTTCCTGCTCTTTTGATAGAAGATCATTTAAGTTTTGAATCTTTTTAGCACTTGCCTTGTCCCCCTCATTCTTTAAGTTTTCTATTTTATTTTTTAAGTCTTCTATTTCTATAGAAGCCTTGTCTATCTCACCATTCAGTTGATCTCTTTCTTTTAAAAGGCTTTTATTTCTCTCTAACTCTGATTTAGCATCATCTAATATTTTTTGAGTTAATGTAATTTTTTCTTCAGCTAATGCAAGCTCAGTCTCTAGGTCTTTTCTCTTTCTTATTAATTGCTTTTTGTCTTGTACTAATTTTTTGAACTCAATGTCTTTATTCTCTAAATCTTTTTCAATTTGAGCAAGAGTAGCATCTTTTTGAGCTAAATCCGCTGTTAATTTTGCTAACTGATCTTGTAACTCTTTAAGTTCTTCTTGTAGTTCTTTTATTGGAGCTTTAATTAATTCCATGAAATCATTTAAAGGAGCAGTAAAAATAACTCCATTGTCCGTGTATGTTACTAAATCTCCACTAACTTTTGTAACTACAATCCCATCTGGAGCTAAAGAATTAAGAATATTCATAGCTATCACTGAATCCAAAGGAGGAGTAGTAGGAGGAGTAGTAGGAGGAGTAGGAGGAGTAGTAGGAGGAGTAGTAGGAGGAGTAGTAGGAGTAGTAGGAGGAGTAGTAGGAGTAGTAGGAGGAGTAGAAACTTCCTCGTCCATTTCTGCTTGAACTTTTTTAAAATCTGCATGTATTTGCTTAATAATTCTTTTAGAGTCAATTAACTCGGCAAAACGCTTATTCTCTTTACTAAGAGCATCCAATAGATACTCTTTAGTTTTCATCTGTCCTGTTAAAGTTTCTTTTAATTTTGCTGGTACTTTATTATCATCTATTAATTTTTGAACTAAAGCTTCATTAGAGATATCTCCAGATAGTCCTTTTTTAATTTCACTTATAGCCACTTGCATATTTGTATCTGAAAGTATAGCAGACTGTGTTGCGTCTATTTCAGATTGAACCTCTGGCAATCTTTGTTGAATTTTTTTCTGTATAACTGCAGACCTGAATACATCTTTTAAAGGTACATTAACAGGATATTTTTCTATAACTCCTTCTTTATTTTTTAAATACTCATAAGAAAGTGGCTCTTGAAAACGAAGTCTGAGTTGATTAAATAAATTAATCTGCTCTTTAATCTCTTGTCTCTTATTTTTAATATCTTTTAAAAGTTGATCTCTTTCGCTTGCTGTGTAGTTATTTCCAATAAATATAATATCTTCAATACTGGTTGATTTAGCTTCACTCTCTATTAAATCAATTTCATCTAAAAGACGATCTTCTATCCCATTTACTACATGATCAAAAACATAATTAGATAAAAGTCTCTCTTTTATAAGACTATCTGCTTCAATAGCTATACCTGAAAAAGAAGCTTTTGTTAGAATATCTAAAGCCAGCATTGTATCATTACGCTTATTAACATCCATTTCAGATACAAATTCAACAAAAGATTTAGCAATAACTTTTCTATCCTTCTCTACTAAACTATCTTTAATGGTGTCAATATAGTCTAAATATTCATTTATACTATTGAATCCTGCAGTAAGAAGTTTTTTCTCTTCGTCTGTGCTATTTTTTATGAGTTCTGTTAAAGAAGTTGCATTAATAATACTATCAACTTGATCTTTAGTTAAAGTTGAGATACTATCAATAGCTTTAGCTAATTGGAAAACTGTAGATGGACTTCCAACGAAACGTGTATTTCCTTGATTAAAAGGGACAAAATTTCCAGACTCATCTTTAATAAAAGCGGGGAATAATTGTCCATTAAAAGGTTGAATATGTTTCATAATATTCACAACCGCTGGAGTCAAATTATTCATTTTAGCCCTAATTGTAGCTGGAATAGAGGATGTAGAAGCTAACTTTCTTTCATGCTTCATTTCTCCAAAAGCTCCAAAAGTTCCTGTTAACGCTCCAAATAGCCCACCTGCTAACCAGTTAGCTATCCCTTCATCTGAAGTTAACCCTTCTTTATAAGCATTAATAATTTCTTCTAAAAGAGCTTTATGAATTTTATTAGAGGTGTTAATGGTATAATTTTTACTTCCTTCTGAAATAGCAAATTGCCCTAATTCTTCTGCAAAACCTTCTACTGCAAATCCTTCTGCTACTCTTTTTAAGATTGCTTTAGAATAATTTTTAAGAGCCAATCTAGTAGAAGCATCATATACATAATCTTTAGTTAACCATTTAGCCATATTAGCTAAGGATCTTTCTGGTTTAAATAAGTTTGCAACTCCAAATCTATTAGTTGCCCCAAGTAATAACATATTTAACCATAAAGTTTTATTAGCTCCTTTCGTGGCTAATATTGTGGCTTCAACAGAAGATTTTCCCCCATTGATAGCTGTTTCATAAATATCTTTATAAGACTCTCCTGCTTCAACCCTTGCTTCTCCATAGGAAGCATAAGCAGTTGTTTCAAAAGAATCAAGCATCTTGATAAAGTTAGTCCCATCTTTGAAAAAATTCCTAAGTTTAACCGGAACTTGAGTTATACCTGTTACAAGACTTTCTGCTGCTCCTGCTGCTCCTTTTACTTTTGCAGCTGCCCAAAGAGTTTCAAAACCTTTTTGCCAACCTTGAAACATTATTTCAGAATCTACTGCTGCTGCTCCAAGTTTAACTTCTTTCACCCCATTAACAAACATTTTAGAGCTCCATTTTCCTAATGTAGGGAGAATACCATTAAAAAAACCATCCTTACTAAATTTTAATGCTGCTTGTTCTTTTCCTACTAGATTCGCAATAGGAGATGCTGCTTTCCCTATGATACGATTTACCCCTCCCAACAGCTTCATTGATAGCCCCATACCCAGAGTAAATCCCACCATATCAGCAAATTGCCCTCTAAAAAATTCTTGAGTGAACATTTGAGCTACAACACTTTTTTCACGGTATTTCTGAGATAAATGTGGCTTGTATTCCGAATCTTCTAATCCTTGATGCAATCTTTTACTTAAAGGATTATCCCCCCATTCATATAATGACCTTCCTGCTACTGCCCCAAAAGGAGTTGTAAGAAAAGCTGCAGTACCTCCAACACCAGCTTCAAAAGCTCTATCAATAGTGTTATTAATAAAACCTGTAACACCATTAAGGAAACCAGATTCTCGCTGAGCTGCAATTTCTTCATTGTCTAATCCAAGAGTAAATCCTTGTCGTCCGTTAACTCCTAATAAACCAGATAAAAATCCAGCCAACCCAGCTCCAGCTACAGCATAAGGATTTTTAGTGACTCCAAAACCGACAACAGCCCCTTTAGCCATTTGCCCAAAAGCTGCTGTTATATTATTATCATAATTTGTAGATTTCTTAACAAATGGATCTACTTGCTCAGGAGCAATACTATCAATAGCATACAATGGATTGCTAAACGTAGGATCTTTCTTTTTTACATTATCTAATGCATTTTGAAAATTATTTTTAAAAAAATTAGGCGTATCTTGTTCAATAGACTTATTGATTTCATCTGCGGTAGCTGCAATTGGGGCATTTTTTATAAGATCATTATTGATTTCAGTAACCACTGATTTAAACATATCCGAAAAAGATGGAATTTTTAAGTCAGGAACTCCTTTATAGTTAGCTACAGCTTCATAACGATTTAAAAAAGAATCAGGCGAGTAAATATCCGCCATAGAAGGATTATTTAATAATCCAGGTTGTATATCTTCTACTTGCATTTATTGTTGGTCTTGATTTAAAAACATTAATTCTGTTGATGTATAATTAGGATTATTCAACCCTAACATAGAAAAAACTAAATAGTCATCATGTAAAACTTCTTTTAATTTTGCATTATATCTTCTTTTAAATTCCCCACTTCTAACCATTTCAGTTCTTTGGGTTTGTGTTAAAGGAGCTTTATTTTCTTTGGCTAATTCAAAATTAATAGTTTGGAAAACAGATAACTCTGCTTGTTGGCTTAGAGTTGTAACAAAAGCTTCAATATCAGTCGGTTTATTAAAATCATCATAAGGGATATCATAATATTTTCCGTCTACTTGTATAGATCCTTTATACCCTCCTTGCCCCCCTGCTGAAAATGGGGCTCCAGATTTTGTAGCTATTTTATAGGTAATTGGGACAGGCCCTCTTGCCTTTATTCCTCCTGTTTCTCCTGTTGGACTTAAAGCTAGAATATTCAGAAAAATTTTGTCTCTCTGATCATTATAAGTTGTACCCAACTCTGGAACAGGAAGAAAAAGAGATTTAGGCTCTACTTTACTTAACCCAAGTTTACTAGATACTAAAGCTGTAGGACGATACAATATTTCAACCCCCCCATTTTGTCTAGTGAATCCTACAACATTTTCAGGTGCATAGTCTTCAGCATACAGCCCTTGTTGCTGTAAATATGGAGTAAAACCTGCTACTTCTTTATTAAAAGCTGAAGTAGCTGCTTTACTTTCTGGAGTTTCATTGTCAACTGGTTTAGCAATATATAGATTTTTATGATTTATATAGTAAGCTTGGATTAAAGCTGCATCTTTTACATTAGATACATTTGTTTGTATGAAGTTTGAAAAATCCATTTTCTTTCCTGCTAAAGAAATTTTTAACCCAAAATATGCATTAGCTTCCTCTGGATGTTTTGTAAAAAAATCAGCTGCTTCTTCTAAGTTTTTAAAACGAGGAGGGACTGGTCCCTGTTGCGATTCCAATCTTGCTGCTGCTGCACTCAAATCTGGAAGTGCACTATTTCCATTTAGATTAAAACCATTAGACCAAGGAGTACTTAAAGGTACCTTTGTACTAATAGGAGATCTTGATTCTAGTATTCTAGCTTGAGTCTCTTCGTCTTGCTGTTTAAAAGTGTTCAATAAAACTTGTTTAGCCGAAGATTCTGCTACTTTTGAGGCTTTTTGATAAGAATGATATGTAAGTCGTTGTAGATCGTATTTATCAAGAACTTCTAAAATACGTTTAGTTGCTATCTGTTTCTTAGAAAATGATTTTTCATCTTGTGGTGTTGATTGTAAAAGTTTTGTTAGTTCTTTGTCCCCGTTTTGGAGCCTTTGAGATAAGTTAGTTATACCTGCTACTGCTGAAATAAAATTTTTTTTATTTTCTGATGAGTTTATACCAAAAGCATCTATACTATAAGGTAAGGTAGTTGTAAGAACTTCTTCCATACTTCCTTCTATTTCTGCTTTCATTTGCTCTCTAATCTTTACTATCTCTTTTTCATCTTTTATTGGGGTATTTAAAATAGTTCCAAATAATCCCGTTCTTTCATCTTCATTTTCCTTACCTTTATTCGTTTTACTTGTTCCCTCTCTAATCTTAGCAGCTTCTATGGTAGCTGTAGCATTGATTGAAGCCAATCTTTCTCTTAATCTTGCTTCTTGATTTGCTATGTTTATTTGAGTATTTAGCATATTTGTCCTGTGTTGCATCATTGCTTGAAATTGAACTTGATCTTGTCTATATTTAGTTAAGAATGTGTTCAAATTTTGTTGTCTGTTTAAGGCAGAAACAATAGCAGAATTAGTTTCTAATTTCATAGAAACACGATCATTTGCCATAGCAGAAGCTGTGTTAGCAATTTTCTTATTTAAATAATAATTAGCAAAAGTTTCTGCTTTCTTTTTTATCTCACTTTTTTGATAATCAGGGTCAGATAATTTTTGAAGATTTTCAGTTAATTCCTTTTTAGTGTCAGAGAGGTAATCAAATTGTTTTTTATACGCTGATTCTGTAAAACTTTTATTATCCTTATCTTTTTTAAGTACCTGCAATCTTACTAAATCATCATCAACTTCTTTTAATTGTTTTTCTGTATGTTCAGTTAAAAATTTAAGGTAATCCCCATCTTTCATATCATAGACCAATACTCGACCTTCAAGTAGAGCTTGATCCTTAGCTTTGGCAGATAAATTATTTGAAATATATTTTTGAAGCTGACTTGCAGACTTTCCTTCATAAGTAGTAGAAGTTACTACTCCGTATTCGTTAGCAGATTCTCTTGTAAAGGAATCAGGTAATTTTAAAAATTCTTTAGCTAATTCTCGACGTTCTGCAGCATCATCATAATAAGGTCTATAAGAATATTTACTTCCCCAGCTACTATAATCATTTGGGGTTCCAGTCTTAAATTGAGAGTAGTGGTTAACTAAATCTTTATAATTAAAATCAGAGTATCCTGAGCCAACAGATCCATCTTTTTCTTTTTGATTTCTATATCGTTCTGCAACAGCTATTTGTTCTTTATAATGTTTGGTATAAGAATTGTCCATCATGACTGATCTATATTCTTCAGAAGCTAATGGATCAAATATCTGTAAAGCTGCGTCTACATTTGCATAATTATCTAAGTTTCCTTTTGAGATAACTTTATTGACTTTTTCTTGTGCGTCTTTAAAAAATGTATTAAGTTTGGCTTGATTTTCTCCGTGAGTTAAATCTAAGTCTAAGGCATTTTGATATTGACTACGGATAAGGGCTTCACCTTTGGCCATTAAAGCCATTTTTTGCTGTAGGGCCGGAATCTGATTACTGTCAATATTTACTGGGGTAAATTTACCCTCTCTCGTATATGTTGCCATGAATTACAAAGTTAAATTGTTGTTAGATGTAATACAATTAATTTTTATTATTAGAACTTAAAGTAGCACCAAGTCTTTTAGTTAGAGCTGCTATATATAATCTTTTGGTTATCTCACTAAGGCTAGAATTTTCAATAGCTTTTATTTGCGTTAAAATAGATTCTTGGCTGCTATCTGCTTTTGCTTGTTCTCTTACTAACCAATTATATTGTTCTTTTTGAAGATTAAAGTCTCTTTCTTCATTTAATCCTTTACCTATGAGATTGAGGTTAGTTGTTCTTATAGCGTTACGTTCATTATCAAGATTTTGATAAAGCTCATTCATTTTATCTAGATACTGTGCTCTTCTTTCATTGTTAGCATTAATTACCCTCATTTGTTCTATAGCGTTTTTATTATGGATATCTGTAGAGATACCTTGGTTAGTTTGCTCAACTTTTCCTCTATAATCCATAATTTGTTTAGCTGTATTTGCATCTAACATTTGATTAGCAGCTTGAGCATAAGGAACATATTGATTTGCAGCTTTCAAACTTGCATAACGATTAGCTAACAAATCATTAACACCAGGCTGAGCATCAATAAGTTGTTCTCTTATTTTAGCTGGTTGCTCTAAAAATAATGCTGGATTATATGCTCTAGGATATTGAGCTAGATTTCCTAACATACTCATTTTAATAGGAAGCCATGAATAATCAGGTAAAGGAGGCTTAGCGTTTACAGGAAGCCTGAACTTAGACATATCAATATAATTGTCATCCAATAAAGGGTCTTTTACTGTTGCTTCATCTTTAGCTCCTGCCACAGGCTGTCCATCTGGGCTAATAATCAGTGTAGATGTAATAGACCTTCTATATGGCTCAACATCTTCAGGCGTTAACCCATACTCAGCTAATAAGGTTGCTTGTTGTTCTTGAGGTAAATCAAAATATTCATTTAAGTCTATTTCTCCATTTTTTGCTCCTTTTAATTTCTCTCTACTATAATAGTAAGCATTAGTTCTATTCCCTGCATTTCCATCTGATACTTCTCCTATTCCTGAATCATATCCTTCTCCCCATTTTACTTTATGATATTGGTCATAAAGCTTTTGTAATGAGGCTACATCAGTTGATGAGAATGGTTGTCCAGATACACGCTTAAACCATTTTTGAGTGTAATCATTAACTCCTGTAACATCTCCGAAAGCTCCATATTGATTTCTAGATTGATGTCCGCTATTAGTGTAGTTAATATTCCCTGGAATAAATACATCTTCAGGGTTCAGTCTACTTGCGGTTTTATCGAATTTGTAAAATCCTCCTAATTCGTAAGAATTATACATTTCTCCTATAATATCGTTAGTTCTTTTTTCTGGAGTATCTTGAGTTAAAAAAGCAAATGAGGCAGGCTCTTCTCCTTTTTTCGCTTCTTGTAATGCAGCAATATTTGAGATAGCCTTATCATATTTAGCTTTCATTAATTGAGCCGTCTTTAATTGAACTGGGTCTCTACTCTCTTCTAAAGCTCTCTCCATTTCATTGTAATGTTTTAGGTCAACATTTTTTGTTAAAATTTTAGCTGGAGTGTTATTCTTACTGTTTTTACTGTATCCTTTTAAGTTATGCAACTCAAGATCATTCTTGTTTAGGTTCAATCCTTTGTAGTCGCTAAAAATGAAAGAATTATCTTGTAAATAAACAGGAACTCCTCCCTGACTATGTCGTTTTCCGATAGCTTTATGTAATGTAGTTCTTCCTTCTGGAGTTACTTGTCTTACAACTTCTCCTCGCTCTATCTCTGCATTAGCGTCTTTTTTGTTTTTTACCTTAGATATTGTGTGAGTTATTTCATCGTCTTCTTCAAATTGCATGGGCAAATTGAATCTATCGTATCTTGGAGAGATACCGAATGGATTGACATTAGGATAAAACCCTTTAAAAGGGCTGTTAAGTGATTTAAACATAGTTATTTATAATATTAAAAACCTTTTTTAGTTAAAGTATTACGACGGAAAGGATCTAATGCAGTGCTAATAGGCCGAATAGTAGGTTTTAAAGCAGAAGAGATAGGTTTAACTGCTCTCTTCACAGGAGTAAGGAATGGTTTAACTAATCGCTTAGCAGGACCTCTAAGAGCTCTCAATGCAGGGAGGCTCATAGCAACATTAAGTGCTGCAGAACCATAAGGAATTAAAGGCTCCAACACTTCCTGAGATTTTGAGATATCGCCCCTTAAACTTTTTAATTCAGAATTATAATCAGAAATCTGCTTAGCCTGTAAAGGAGCCTTGACAATACCAGCTACAGCAGAAGCAGTAATGTTAAGAGGATTTACCCAATCATCTAAAGTCCCTAAATTCAACGGGCCAGGGAGTGCTTGAAGATAAGGGTTTTTAAAATATTCTTCTACATGTGCTCCATAGTCATATAGATACTGTCTAGGGTTAGCTGAAAAATCTTTAAAACCTGTTTTTTTCTGCTCTCGTCTGAGAGACCATTGAAGAGCCTCTATTTGTTTTGTTTTCTCCGCAAGCTCACGCTCAATAGGAGCAATTGAACGGAAGTCTTCTAATTCTTTTAAATCTGCAACAGTTCGTTCATCAATTCCTGTATGGTAAGGGTAAGTCCCCGGTTTATAATCAACTATTGGGTAACTTGTCTTTAACAACTTATTCTTGAATTGGGTGTGATTTTTATTATTTATAGGAGGCATAATTATAGTCTTATTTTAATTGCTTTCAAACCTTTCAGAGCTTCTAACGTCTTTTTTATTCTCGCTTGTCTCTCCCTTGCGTTAAGTGTATGAATACTTGCTCCTCCTGATTTTAAAGGTTTATATATATTTAATTTTTTAGCAAGAGCTGCATATTCTTTTTCGAGTGAAGCTATGTGCTTTTCCACTGGAGATAAGGCTGATTCAAGGTCTGATTCAAAGGCTGCGGCTGGTTTAACGGCTGGTTTAACGGCTGGTTTAACGGCTGGTTTAACGGCTGGTTTAACGGCTGGTGGAGGTGATTTAGGAGCTGGTAGCAATAGAGGTGATTTAGGAGCTGGTAGCAATAGAGGTGATTTAGGAGGATTTAAATCTTTCCCTGTGAGAAATTTATATAAACGATAACCTGCATAGCCAAGTGCTGCCCCTGTTCCTATTCCTGTCGCCCATTTCTCTCCTGTAGTCAACCCATCATTAGTTACAATAGGTGCTGAAGTACGTGTAGAAATGGAATCTTTGGACTTTCTTGTAAAAATTGAACTATCTACAGGGACAAAAGTTGAACTATCTACAGGGACAAAAGTTGAATCATTATTTCCAGTAGGATCTACGAAAGGATTCTCATATTTATCCAACATTAAAGGGTTCCCTCCTGAGTCTATAAAAATATGAGTACCATTTCCATCTAAAGTAGCAATTTTATTGTTTGAATCAACTACGTACCCCTTAGAATCTACAAATAGCCCTCCTCCAATTGGTTTACGTCCCGATGAGTCAGCTTCTATTAAGTTACCTGAACTATCTATCAAATTACCATTAGGAGCTGTAAAAGCATTAGGGCCTAACTGAGCCACAGGAGCTAGATTAGTGGGTTGAGTGTTATTGGGTTGAGTGTTATTGGGTTGAGTGTTATTGGGTTGAGTGTTATTGGGTTGAGTGTTATTGGGTTGAGTGTTATTGGGTTGAGTGTTATTTTGACTATGGCCTCCTCCTTTTCTTGTCGAAGTAGAGTGGTTTTTACTAGATTTATGCCCTCTATTGCTGGATGATTGGGAATAACCTCCGTTGCTGGATGGAGCAGAAGTATTGTAATCGTCTGCATCTTTTAGCTGCATATAAGTCACTTGACTCTCTCTAGGCACTCCTTTACTGAAAACTGGAAGAGTCCAAACACCATCTGTCTTAATAGGGGAAATAGGCAATACACTATTAGACAGTTTTGCTGGATTAATCCCTATACTATAATCTGTAGGATCTGGAGGTGGGCCTATAAAAGTAGAATAAGCGGCAGGAGTTTGTTGAATCCCTCTTTCTGCATCTACTACAGATTTTACATAACGTGGGTTACGAAGATAAGCAGCCGCTTCTGCATCAGACATTCCATCAAGTTCACCTCCTTCTGCATATTGTCTATAGTGACCTCCATATCTCATTTGAGGGAGTTCTTGCCCCTGTTGGGCTTGAGAAGCAACAGCTTGAATTAACTGCTGAGCTTGTTCTTGAGGCATACCTTGTTGGACTAAATATTGAAGAATTTCTTGGGGTGATGTCCCTTGTTGAAGAGCCTGCATGATAGCTTGAGCTACTTGCTCGCCTTGTCCTTGTTGGGCTCCCCCCATTTGAAAATAATTCATCCTTCTATAAGGTCTAAGTCTTCCTCCAATCCTCATCTCTGGAACTTCTTCTGAGTATTCTTGACTCGGATCTTGAGCATAAGGGTCCTGTTCCATGCCTTGCTCTGGAGCAAATTGTTGAGGTCCTTGTTGCATTTGAGCCACAACAGCCTGAATTAATTGCTGAGCTTGTTCTTGAGGCATACCTTGTTGAACTAAGAACTGAAGAATCTCTTGTGGAGACTTTCCTTGCTGAAGAGCCTGCATAATCATTTGTATTATTTGTTGCCCTTGATCTTGAGGAGGTTGGGCTCCCCCCATTTGAAAGTAATTCATGTGTTTGTTTATTAAAGGTTTTTCTATTACTTGTTTTGTTGGAAATATATAGTCCCCAGAGTTAGGATAAAGTATTGTATTATTAGCCAAAATAGGGAAAGCTAGATTTCTTGTTGTGATATGATTAGAGTTTATAATTTTAGTTGGGGTAAAGTTATGTAAATTAGATATTAAATATCCATTATTATCAGCTATTTTTCTCATTTTGAAAATATATTATTATTTTTTAAATTAGATGCATTAGCAAATACTGTAGGAACATACCCTCTAGTTTCTTTAATGTTTCTCCATCTATTCATATTACCAGGCCCTGCATTATAGCCTGCAACTGCATCTTCCCAATTCCCTGTTTTCTTATAGTTACTGGCTAGGAATTTGGCTGCTGCATCTGCCGCTTGTTCAAAGTTGTATGGATTTATTCCATATTGTCTTGCAGTCCCAGGCATGAATTGAAATGGCCCTTCTGCTCCTGCTGAAGATACATTTTTATTACGTCCATAGCTGGTCTCTGCTGCATATACTCCTCCTAATATTTCTGGAGGGACTCCATGTCTTTCTGCGGCATCTTGGATTACACGAAAATTAGCAAACTCATTTGGAATTTTCTGAACTTTAGGTTTAAATCCAACATTAACATTAGGAATGTTGAGAGGACTTGAATAAGTTGGCGTATCATCATCGTCGTCATCACCAAGATAAGGGTTAGACCAATTGTCATAAGGATTAGTTAAGCCTTCTATTTCTTCCTGACTTTTAACTTGTTTTTTAAATTGATTGTCTATCTTAGCTATTTGGTCATCTACATATTCTAACACAGACGAATTAAGTCTTGCGAAAGATTCATTTTCTATTTGTTTTTCATAATCATTTCTAAAGAGATTTAATTCATCTGAATAGTACTCTGGGTCTGATGACATTACTTCATATAGTTCTTTTATGCCTTTTAGTCCTCCTCCTTTTTCAAATTTACCATAAAAATCTTGTTGAGTTGAATAAGTCCCTCGTCCAAAATCATTTGAGGTTCTTTCATTATTATATCTTCTGATGGCATTTTGATAGTTATTTCCACTTTTTTGTCCTAATAAGTCTAGGCCTGTAAAAGCTGCCTGACTTAAAGCAAAATAATTTATACCTTGTTTCGGTGTAGGAGGCTTCTTATCTAGAGGAGGATTCTCTTGAGTTATTGGAGGGAGCATCTGATTTGGGTCCATCTCCACAGTATATGGAGTATTACTAGCTGGGGGCAATAAATCCTGAGAATTTTTAGGATTCCAAAAAGCTGTGTTTTGTTGAGAAAGTGGGAGATTTATGGCTCCAGCATAAGGTCTTTCCGGTCGAGTATCTTCTTCTTTTTCTTGAATACCTGTATATGGACGTATTTTTCTTAACCTAAAATAAGGTAAAGAAAATTTCGGTTGGGAGTATACTTTATCAAAAGAAGAGTTAAAATCTAGTGGCATTATCTTGGACTATTTAATTGTTTACTGTTGGTTAAATAAAATTTATGACTATTTCTTCCTGAGATAGTTTTTTCTAGGTAAAGTCTAGTTTGAGTGTTTCTTATTTTCTTTCTTTCGTAAATAGATTTATCATAGCTTACTGCATTTAAATTAATACTTTGACGATAACCAGAATTATCGGTCAAGATAAGTGGTTCTTGTGCCATTGTAAATTCCCCTCTATCTTTTGTTATATCAGCAAATTTATTAAATCTATGCTTTTGTTCAGATTTGTCTACATAGATTTCAAAAGCAGATAAAGAAGGATTAAAGGTTATTGTATCATATAGTAGAGAACCTTTCATACTATTCTTAGCTTTTATATTTAAGTGTAGATTTCCAGAAATTTGCTCCTGATTACTAATACGAGCTATATCATAAGTAGTGTCAAGAAGTTGAAAAAAATCTTTACAGTTATTTCCATACACTAAAGTATCAGCTTGATACTCTATACTTTTTAATATATTAACTGTTTGTCCATTATTAATATTCACTTCAAAAGCATGTGGGTAGTCCTTACCATAAAAGTTACTAAATAAATCGCAGACTTCATTATGTTTATGAATAGAAGATTTGCTGTCTTCATTTATAACAGACATAAAGTGGTCTTCAGTTGGCAAATAAGCAACTGGCTGATAATCATGCCAAGATACAAAGAAACCCATCCCTAGATGATAAGAAATTGTATAAGATATATCGTTAAAATATTTAGGATCTTTAAATGGAATAACTACGCCTTTATATAAAAATCTATTTTTAACTTTATCATAAGTTATATCAGATAAATATTCAGGTTTTACTTCATAATCTTTCTTGGTCAAATAGGCTGTTTCGTATGTAGGGTCATAAGAAGATAACAAACCAACTCCGTGCATGGGGTTATCTTTATCTACAAAAGTAGGGAATTGTTTTAATAAGAAAGAAGGAAGGTACATATTGAACCAATAATACATTCCTTTTTTAGAAAGATCGTCTAAATTTTTTGTAAACTGAAACCAATTTCCTTTTCTTTGAGATGGGTAGAATAATCCAAATTTATTTTGAATTAAAGCAAATCTGGACTGACAACTTCCATAATTATCTTCAGTTGTAACTAAAGGTCTGGGATCTCTGATTAATGTACTGTCCCCTAAATATATAGCGGAGTCATCTGTTGTTTTTAATTCTTGTCTTCCAGGCGTAATATACGGAGAAGCATTGTCAAATAAAAACATAACTTGTTGACTGTCAACAGTTTTAACTGCTGTTAGATTTCCTAATTGATTTTCATTAAACTCAAAGTAATTGATAGGAGGCATAGAGAGCCAATTATCATAACTTGCTTCTTGTTGTGCTGGAGAAGAAAAAGCTACGGCGTTAGGAAAATAAGTTCTTAATTTTTCTGGAGTAAAAGGAAATTGATAGAAAAACTCATCGTTAAGTTGTTTAGAATAACTTTTATCATAAATAAATTCTTCTATATGTCTTTCCTCTCCTTTATTTTTAAATAGAGCAGATAAGTTACTATTTTTTGTATAGAAGTCTGGAGTTGATTCTTTCCAATCTCGAAGTTCTAAGTTATAATCACTTTCAACAATAAAGTCAAAAACTCCATTGTATGATGTATAAAAATATTGATCTTTAACTAAAGCCAATCCTTTTTTATTCCTACAATCTAAATTGTACTTATTCATAGGTAAATTTGATTGATTCTTATAAGAATCTTTCACTTTTCCTATGGAAGAAGGGACTATCTCAGAAAAATCATATTGATGAAAATCTACCCAATATCTTGGATAAGCTAAAGCATTTACTGAGCGATAATCAAAAGGCACCCCATCTGGTTGATCATACAACGGAGAATAAAAAAAGTCTGTTCTATTATTAAAACTAAATCTATTTATATAACAATCTCCTCCATAGACAACATCAGAAGTATAAGAAGGCTGGTTTAAATCTGTTTTATTATATTTCCCTGATGTAGCTAGATAGATAATGCTGTCTAATTGTCCATACTGAGAAGGAAATGTATTTTTAATTGTTGCATAAAATACAGCTGCTTTAGATTGTATAGGACTGAAAATATTTCCACACAATCCATTTTTAGAAATAGACACTCTTGATTTATCTCCTTTTATATCTTCTACCCCTGAATTTAATCTGAGAAAGACATTATTTTCTTTGTAAAGATTATTATATTTTTCTGTTGACCTATCTTGAATAGCGTTCATACCAGTTGATAGATATTGATAATAATCTAATCTTCTTATTTTTTGTTCTTTTTTAATACAAGACTGAGTATTAAAAAAAGCATGTCCATTATACTGTAAAGCATATTGCTTCCATGAACTAAAATTATAAAAAGCTTCTAAAACTTTTTGAGCTGATTCTGCCGCAAAATAAACGAAGGCCCCAGCTTTACCTAAAACTTCTAAAGCTTTAAGAACGTATTTAGATGCACCAATCGTAGCTGTACCAGCTGTAATGCTCCCCCAACTATTAAGAGCACTAGCTATTTGCTGCACTGCTTTAATTCCACTTAATGTTTGAACTGTCGTTCCTGCTGAAGGTGGGTCGACTATAGTAAAAGCTGTAGTGATTGCTCCATCAGCGTATTTAATTTCTGTTTTCTGTCCTGTTACAGCTTTAAGATATCCATCTACTGCACCTATTAATAAAGCAAAAGCTAAAACATTATTAGATATTAATTTTCCTTTAGGGTGTTTATATACTTCTTCAAAAAATCCTTGGACAGTTGCTGTTTCTACTGTTTCAAATTTTATATGATTTCCTAGTCCTATATGGTCAAAGAATGTATGTGGACTAAAGAAGGTAAACTCATTATCATAATAAGTTGTAAGAGGTACATATCCTTTCTCTTCTTTTAGTTTCAAGTAAGTCTGTTTCTCAGATAAAAGTTGATCTGAAGTTAAATCGTTGAAAGGATAGTTTGTGTATTTGATTGTATCCTTATTTTTATCTTTATAAGAACGAACATTAGTAGCTATCCCTCTTGCAATAATTTTTTTATTATTACTTCTATCTCCTCTCCATATTCTATACCCCACAATAGATGTAATTTTCTTTCCTTTTTCATCTACTGGGTGTTGAATATTTTTAAATCTAATCCCTAGAATATTTATTTTTACTCCTTCTTTTGTTTTAGTATAACGAGGAGTAATACATTCATCAGGAAATGTGTGGTGATTAATAGGAGTACAAGCTCTATCTCCATATTGGTCTTTATTGTCTGGATAAAGCTCTGTGGATTCATGGTAAGCCATTTGACCTGTTGCTATAACTTTTAAGTTACAAACTTCTTTAGAGGAAACAGCAGTTGGTTTACCAGCTGTATTATATACTTGCCAATATTTTTGAGTTTTAATTGTATCACAGTTATCTTTTAATTCAACTACATCAGCTCCGTAAACTTGTTCCAATTCTTTTTCTGTTGCTCTGCGACCTGGAATATGAAATAAATCACTCCATTCTCCGTCATCATAGAGCCACTGTATAACATAGGGATAAGTTTCATCTCTATAATGTCCTGCTTCATTGTTAAGTCTATAATAGTCTAATGGAGCTTGAGCTACAACATATTCAGAAACTATAGACATAGCTTGACGTTGATAATCTAGTTTATGTCTAATAGATGGGCCAAGAATAATTAGGTGCTTATCATTAGCTACAATATTATCTGCTTTTTGATAATATGTATTTTTAACTGCTACTTCTTTATTTAGAACAGGAGTATGTTCAGGTTTTATCTTGGTTATTACATGAGAGGTCTGAGTTATATTGAAATCTCCTAACTCATAATATGTAGTAATATTATTAATAGTTGCTATCAACATTAATTTGTAACTGTCAAAATCTCTATCTAACCCTGTAATAGTTACACTAATAGCTCCAGTATTAGCTCCATGATTCCATATTTGTAATGGGTTTGTTACCCCATAATAGTCAGTTAATCGTTGTCCTTTAGTTGCATAAGCTATAGCTAACTGATAAGCTCCATTTGCTAAAATTCCAGTATTAAGAGAGTTAATATGAAGAGTTGGTACAGTAAACCTTTTAGTGTAAGATATTTCATTACAGTCCAAAATATTTGTATATACCTTAGTCTTACAACCATCTTTAGTTGTACGATATGTGTAAGGGATCTTATCTAAATTTAATACTCTTATTTCATTTCTCTGCCCATCCACAAAGTAAATTGTTTCTTGCCCTTCTGAATTTATTTTTGACACTCCAAAAATAGGAAAAGAAGAATTAAAATTCAAACACTGATTATTAACGACCTTTGTGTATGTACACTCTTTACTATCAAAAATCCCTAATTCAGAATTTTTGTTATCTGTTGTTGCAATGATAAACCTTCCATTTTTTAATTTTATACTTCCTAAATATAAGTAAGGAAGGTCAACACAAAATTTAGTTGCAGGCTCATTCTCTATATGAAGCATATCCCCTAAATGAGAGGTTACTCTAACATTTCTTGCATAAGTCCATACATTCTCTTCTAAGTTAAACTTAGAAAAGTCTGTCACGAGGCCTTTAACAGGTGCATTTACTTTGATATTATTTGAATTATTTTCTGCCACTATTCTTTTATAAGTACACTAGGTATTTTTGATTTTTTTAATTTTATTTTTTCTTCTCTCACTGCTTGTCTTACTACCTCATTTAACAATCCATTCAACCATGACATATTTTCATAGTCTCCGTTTTTCCCTTCTAGGTCTATTGAGCGATCTTCCAAGATAAAAGCTGTGAGATGATTTATCTCGTGAGATATAATATTTTCAGTTAAATACTCTCTTCGATAAATAATAGCATATTTCCCTAGAGATCTGTGAGAATTTTTAGTTGCTGGTTTAGATATTACACAAGCTTCAAAATCCCAGCTATCTCCTTTTATTCCCCAATCAATAGAATATCTTTCAATAGTTTGTTTAAAATTTTCTGTGAAGACTATCTCTAGAGAGAACTCATATAAATCGTTAAGATAAGTGTATTTAGCTTCCATTAGATATTGTTGAAAATTTTAATATATTTATTATAAAAATTAGATTTCTTAGCATTACCGTATGCTAAGAGTTCCGTATATTCTGGCATATACACGAAATTCATAGCCTCTATTCTTGCTTCCTTTGTTCTTTCGTTTACCAGTTGTAGTTTATTTTGAACATTTAGAACTTTATCAGTTAAAGCAAAGTTTTCAAATATCCTAGTTTTAATTGCATATTCATAATAATCATTCACTAAAGGATTGTCTAAAATTATTATTTCTCCATCTTCGTTAACCATGTCAGATAGATAGTTTAAGTATAGTTTCCCATTTTTAACTCCATCTATAGTCATAATCTTTTCAGTTAGGTCTAATGTATACTTATATTTATCAGAAGTCAATGGAAGATTCATACAAGAATCTGCACAAAGTCTATGACTTTTTTTAGTTAGTCTGACTGGAACTGTAACATCATAATGAATAGTTAAATCATATCCATTACTTTCTGTTACTGTAAAACACTCTGGACAGAGAGTAGTTTTCCCTGTACTACAATCATGCTTACAAGCCCCACAAAGTACATTGTGTTCAAATGTTGGAGCATCCACTCCTTTGGAAACAGAAGTTTTAGGAGAAGCATAACAAAGTAAAGCTAACTGTAAATACTGAAAATCAGATGGGAGGATAGCCTTATGATTAACAATATCCACAACAGTTTCTTTTTCAGAGTTAATTCTTAACCCTAAATCAGCGTTAACTTTTCTAACAACTTTAATGAGCTTGCTATCATCTATCATTAGATTATCAGCATAGACATCCAAGTCTGATGACACCGAAGCCATAAGTTCTGAAAAAGTTCTATATCGTAAATTATCTAAAATCATTAATGTCTATTTAATGTGTTTTTATCTGGTTGAGAATCTTCTTGTACTCTGGCGACAGTTTCAAGTAACTCTTTTAAGCAAGCATCTACTACTCGCCCTTCTAGATAATGAGGAACTCTAACTGATTGATTGAAGTAATCAATACATTTAGAAGAGTCGTCTGCAGAGCAATAGTTTATATGAGAAATATCATCTTTAAAATAAGCGGTTATTGAAACCAATTTCCAACTGATATTAGGGAAATAAAAATATCCATCTTTAAAAAAGAAATAACTTTCTTTATCATATTTAGAGTCAGGATTTTTTTGCTTACGTTCCCACTCAGTGAATTTAATTAATCTTAAAGATTTAGAAGAATCTATGGAATTAACAGATCTCACCATTACTCCAAGAGCATCTTCGTAGATCTCAGGCAATTTATCTTTAGTTCTTCTAATAGTACATGAAGGGCCTTGATAACGACAACAAGGGTCTACTTTAGGGACTTCAATCACGTCAACACAATCTAATGATTGCCAAATACCATCAGAAGAAAAGAGAAGCATTTTATCACTTTCTTGTTTTAATAGCCAACCTATATGTTTCTGTGCAAGAGAATAAAAATATCTGTTAGTCAGGCGACTATCAGCATTTGCAGCCCCAAGAGCAGTTGTTAATTGAGATTTTAATTCATTAAAGGTCATCTATTAATATAATTTAAAATTAGAAATTCTTTCTTTTGCAGTTTTATAATAGTCTTCTCTTTCATAGGCAGATTTAAATCGGCCTTTTGTTGTATGAAAAATATAATATTTTAATCTTTTATTAAAGTATTTTATCTTGGCTCCCCATATAATATACTTATACTTAGCTAAGTCAACTAGGTTAAAGTATGTTTTATTAGCTGGAGTTCCTATGTAGAATATACCCATCTGTTCTGGAAGTTCGACTCCGTCTAAATTCTCTTCCATTTCAAAATAGATAGCATCAGCTATTTCTTTCCACATTTTCTCAAATACCCTGATATGATTTATTTGTTTTCTAGCTACATCAGGCACAAGTTTCTTCCATATATCATAAGCATTTTGCACAACAAAATATCTAAAAGGAGAATCGGTAAATCTCGGGATCTTACTTATATCTTTTGGATCAAGAGGATATTTATATACCACCCCTCTCTTCTTTTTATTATCTATATATTCCTGCATAATATCAATACTACAATTAAATATACTCATTAAAATTATTAACTTCAATTAATATTTAAAATGAAAAAAGCCTCCCGATTAAAGGAGGCCTTCTCTTATAGGTTATTTGTGTTAAAACCAGATAGGAAATGTAATTACATTGTTATTACATTTACTGTATTCTTCTATAATTGCCCCAGGCTTAGTATATCCATAATTAATGGCTATATAGTCAGAAGTTCCCATTACAGAAGGAACATTAACGTAACGTCCAAATTTCCCGTGTAATTCGTTTTTAATGTGGATGTCTCCTTTAATTAAATGGTTAAATGTGTCTTCAGGATTACATTTATTGTGATTGAAATATTGAAATAGCCAATTATCTAGCTTATCATCTAATATAGCTTTCATTGGGTATTTCATTAATTTTTCATCTTTACCATGAGTGAAAGCAAATCTGTGTTTACCATATTGATAGATATCAATAAACTTCTCTTGATGAATAAACTCTACTGTTGGGTATTTATTCATCAAATAAAGCTCAACAGCTTTAGTGGCCATATAAGAAAGATCTACCCCACTATGATTATCATTTAGAATAGAAATTACTTTATATTTTTTAGCTATACCTGAGTTAAAAATATTTTCATAATATTGACTTAAACTTTGAACAAAGATATCGAATTGAGTTCTATTATTCTCTGAAGGAACTTCATGGCCTTGTCTTGTAGTATGTCCTTGCCAAGAATTAATTGAATCCCCTAAATTAACTAGCCAACATTCCTCATATACATTATCTTTAACATACTCTTTAGTTTTTAGAAAATGAGTATTTAATCTTTTGTTTAAGATACTTTTAGTGTATTTTGTTGGAAAAGGAGTTAACTCATTCCCCAATGACCCAGCATGAATGTCTGAAACATATAAAGCTAAAAGGCCTTTAACAGTTGGAACTACTTTAGGTAATTTTACTGGTTTAACCTCGGGGAGAATATCTGATAATTTCTTTTGTAGCTGAGAAAAGTTATAAAAATCTTTAGCTACATTATAGACTAAAATAGAATAAGTCCATTCGCCATTTCTATGAGATTTAAGCCATGTTTGTTTAATATAGCTTGTTACACCATCTACTCCTGCTAACTCCTCTAATTCTTTAGGTTGAAGTGGTTTAGAGGATTTTATTGTGTGTTGAACTTCATTATCAGAAGTAGACTTCACTGAAATTTCAAGAGTAGGCTCGTCTGTCTTGTAAGCTATTGACTTACAATAATTAATCTCCTTTACAGTCATCCCTCGGTACACTGAGTTCTTCCTGATTAAGTCTGCTGGACCCCTTTTCTTGTGTTTCTGGTTCAGCTTCATATTGATTATGGCTTTGGACAGTCGGTCCACTTTTGCTGGGTTTTTCATTGTTAAAATAGTTCTTTTTTCTTGTATAGTCATACAATGGGTTAAGATAAGTATTTAGATAGAGTTCAGCTTCGCTGACATAATGTTCGTAATTTAATAAGAGGTCTTCTTTCCTTCTTTCAACTTCTTCATAAATTAACTTGCCTTGCTCTATATTAAAGTGTTCTTGAGCTGTAACTACAATAATATTCTTAGGGAGATATCTGAGTTTTGAGTAGGAGGACTTAGGGAGAATGTGGTGAAACCATAAAGAATTGATTTCACCACGAAGTTTATCCCCAGATATCTCTGATACTTTACCTCTTTGATTAAGTATTAGATAAAATAATAATTGTTGCTTTTCGTTATTAATTTTCTTCTCTGATTTTATCATAAAGCTACTGTAATAAATGGAGTTAAAGGTTCTTGGGCTTTTTTTAGATATTCTTTGCATCTTGCATCAGCTCTCTCATTAAACTCATTTCCATTATGTCCTCTAATCCATTTAAATGTTAAGTGTTTTTTATATCTTTTTATAAAAGCGTACACCATTTGCCAAAGTTCTGCATTGGGGATAGGTTCTCCTCCTCTCTTCCAATTATCTCCATGCCAACCTTCTATCCATTTAGTGATACCGTTAATACAATAGGAGGAATCAGAATAAATTGTTATTCCTTCTTTGAATACTCCATGTCTTTGACAAAAATGAAGAGCGTTTGCTATCGCCTGCAATTCCATTGCATTGCTAGTCTCTCCATCACGAGTTTCAGTATATTCTTCGACAATCTTATTGTCTTCTACAACGATGAATGTAGCGGTGCCAATTGAATCAGGTTTACCATTCCTGATACAAGCTCCGTCTGTATAAATTTCTAGTGCCATTTTTTATTTTAAGTTTTAAGTTTTAATCATTTTTGATAAAATTTTTTAACTTTCTGATACCTATTTAGTGGTTTTTTGCCACCTCCTAGCTAGAGATATATAGTAATATATATAGTATATATCCTTAAATCTCCGAACTTTTCTGTCTTTCATTTAAAATTATTTCACTTCCTTTTGAAAGATAGACAGCTCTATTCCCTAAAATAATATGATTCTTTGCTCCATATCTATCTACTAATCCTGCATATTGTAAGGAATCTCTACATTCTACGACAATGTGATCTACTTTTTTTCTTGTTACTTCTTTTGTAGCAAGATCTTTTAGGACTCTTTGGCCTGTTGCTGAAGACATCCCGATTAGCTTTCCCACATGATGTTTGCCACTAACAATAGTTAAGCCGGTCTTTCTCCCAGTTAAACGGTCAACATATTCATCTGCGGAAATTCCACTTGAATGTGCTGTTTTTGAGGCTCGTCTTAAGATTGCTCTATACAACGGTTCTCCCACTTTAAATCGGTATGTCGGGTCTTTGAACGCAACTATTACTTGTTCGACATTATCAATGCGATATTGCTGTTGTCTGTAGTTTTTTAGAACTACAGCTTTTCTTATCTGATTATAAATAATTTTGAAACTTATTTTTTCATAAGTGCATTTTTTAAAAAAATCTAGGTACTTATTAAAAGTAAAGTTTCTTTTTTTATATGCCCTTTCATCTTTATTTAGAAATTCTAAAATTGTTGTTAGTTTTATTAAAACTATGTGTCCATTTTTAGTTTCCCTTACAAGATTGTTATCTATACATTGTTTTAGTAATGTCTTGAATAGATTGTAACTTATACCTAATTCTTTTGCTCTTGCTACTTTACTTTGCTTCTTATAAAGCACAATAGAGTTTCTCTTCTGTAATTTACAGAGAGTAACAAAAGCTAGAAGACGATATTTGTTTTGATATGACATATAAAAAAACCCAAGTCAAACTTATTAAAGTCAGACTTGGGTATAAATTAATTATGATTAGAGTTAAACATTACCTAGCAAAGGTACGATAATATTTGAATTAATTATAATTATTATGTTAATGAAATGTAAAAAAAACCCCCCTCTAAGAATAGAAGGGGGCTAAGGTTATAACCAACAATAACCTTTACGCTGCTTTTTTGGTATATTCTTTTTTGATGTAGATTGGCAACAAAGTAATCCTACATCCTCTTTTACCACAACTGTTTTTAATTTTAGGTTTATTTTTCATAAGTATTGAATTTTAAATTATATGCATATTAGATATCCCTATTCTCAGCCCTGGCTCTGGAAGTTGAAAACTATTTCCTGTTTGATTTCCAAAATGAATTTCTGCACTAAATGTTGCATCTTGTCTTCGAACAACTACACCAAAAAGGTCATTTCCATTTGGATAATATTGAGGAGAAGCGGCAGGAGGGATGACAGTAGGACAAGCATAAAAATCTACGTTTTTAGATGGAACTTTTGTTTTTGAACTCAAACTTCCGTATATAAGCCCTATGTCTAAAAAATTTGCATAATGTACTGTTTTAGCCCCTGGGATCTCAGTAATTATACCTGCCCCATCTCCAAGAATAACTCCTCCTCTAAAATAGAGTTTACCAAAAAAATCTATTTTATACATACAAACATCTGATGGTTGAGCTCCATTTAAAAACCAACCTATTGGGATATCTTTCCATGTGTCATCCCACGAGGGATTTCCTGCAGGGACTAGAGATAAGTCATATTTACCACATTGTCCTGTTGGAGTATTAATATGAACAGTCCCATTATTTGAAGTTATTTTAGGAAAATTTTCAGGTCTAAAAACTCCTCCAACCCAAGAACTGACATTATCATCACATCTAGATCTTACTCTTACTTCTATTGGGTTATCACAAGGGTAGTTAAGTGCAGATGAAGAAGTTGGATATAAATCATATCTAAGTGTGTTATTATCTGCATCTAAAAATTTAGGCTTAGATGGGTCAGGGTTAGGACCTGGATAGACTACTGTATGCCAGACATTTACGACATCAGGTGGAACATTTACATTTCTATATTGAACATCATAATCTGCTGGATTATTTGAGTGCCCAGAGAATTTCACATAAAGCTTAGTTCCAGTACTGTTTTCCATGAAGAATACGTCATAAGGTAATGGGAGATTATTTGCGTATAACTTCCCATCTGAGCCTTCTTTAGCCCCATTAAAACAATCTTCAGAGTAATCCAAACAAAGCTTTAATTGTTCATCATCCCCTGGATTTATAATTTCTTTTTTTATTGTCCCACAAGTGATTAGTTTATCATCTAAAAATCCACCTGCTTCATCATCTCCGCTTACAGCTACTTTAACGTCTGATTTTTCGCCACACATTACACTAACAAGCTGCTGATGAAATGTGTTTAAATCTGTGCCTTGAGGAACAACTGTTCCACAAAGGTCTGCATCTTCTGATAAGATTACACATTTAGTTTCTACATCTATAACACAGCCGTCATCACAAATATCAGGAGGTAATGGAGGTGGTGGACAATTATTTTCTGGGCAGAGTGGCTCACACTCGCATCCTTGTTTCTTTATGTTTTTCATATTTATTTTTTTTTTTTTAATTGGTTGGACAATCACAATCGTCTGGTAGGTATTCTCCTTTTAAAAACATCTCATACCCTGTTACTGGATCTTTAATGCCTATCTCTGGAGGAGGAATAATCCCTGGAGGTGGTTGGCCTATTATTTTTAATTTCAATATTAAGCCATCTGTCATATCATTACCTACTACTAATTTTGCAGCTCTTGTAACTAAAAAATCTGGTGCAGCAGGAAGTTCAGCTGGAGTTCCTGTATTTGCCCAACCTAGCCCTGTCAACCATCCTTTACTATGATCTACAAAATCTCCTCCTTGCTTCCACTCTAGATCCAATTGTCCAAAACAAATCTGTTTGTGGAGTACTTCAGGAATTGTCTCTACAAATGGAGCAGCAGTAATTTGTACTGTATCCAAATTCCCATTAAAGTTAACATTGTTTGTGGTAAAACCAGATATAGCATAAGAACCTAAATAAAGATTTAGTTTAGAGTACATATAAGTATAATCTCCATCTGCTATTAAATCTACATCGGCTGAAACTCCTACTGGTTCTGGTATTAATGCTATTGATAATGTTGTTACAATTTTTTTCAATTCTACTCTATAAGCCCCTGAATAAGGAATACGAAAAGCCCAACAAGAGTCTGGTATCGGAGCTGGAAGTGGAACATCACAAGGATTTTCAGCACTATCTACTAATTGAATATTTTTAGAGGTATAACGGATATATTTAACTACAGGAAGTTCATCAGGTAAATCGAAAGTGAGACATTGACCTGCTGTTAATTTAACTCTAATAATTGATGGGTTACTTGCAGTTGCATAATGTACTTCTACGAAATCCTCATCAAGTACATCTCCAATAGCTTCAGCACATAATTGACATTTAAGACATAGATTTATTGCAGGGAGTAACTGAGAATAACATTTTTTACAAGTTATTTCATCGTTAGAGAAACAACCTTTCATTGTTATGGTCACTGGTTTTGATATGTCTAGTGTAGATACATCTACTTCAATTTCGGCTCCTACAGTAATCTCTACATCCATATAAACATTGTTTCCTTTCCAGTCAGTTGCTATCAATGTAGTTCCGCAATCTTCAAAATCTTCGGGAATAGATGTACCAGCAGCTTTTGTAAAAGAAAGAATAAAAACATTATTCTCGAAATCATAAGCAGAAGAGAATCCTAATTTAATATGGTTACATGAAGGAGTACAACAAGTAGTTTCTACATTTTTAACCCTAGTTAATATATCGCATATTCTCGACCATTGGTCTGTTTCTATTTGAGCTATATTTTTAAAATATGGGACATATTGAGTACCATTCCATGTTAAGAGTTCTAAAGTGTCTATATTCTGATAAATAGCATTTAAAACTGGTGTAATACAATCAGCTGATTCAAACATCATTATATTCCCTGGCCCATAAGTAAACCTACAAACATCAACACAAGGAGATGTAAGAGCTTTAAGAACATCTTTTCTAGAACCTACAATAGAGTTTAAAGTACAAACTGCAGGGTCTGTTATAGTTCTGACATGAGTAGAAATCTGATTAGGAGTTTCGCTTAAACAAGATACTATAGTAGGTTCTTCATAGATTTGATATTGGTCTATCCAATCTTGTAGGGTTATTTTTAAATCTGTTATGCAGGTAGCTAAATCTTCAATGTTAATTTCGTTTTGAGCAACAGAGAGAATATAGCTGTTCTCTGATGGAACCCATTTCCAAAATTTATTATTTACAGATGATATGTAGTAATTAACAGCTATTTGAGGATCACCAATAAAATTGGTGTCTATGTTGTTTGGATTGATGGTGTCAAAAGGAACAACTTTATATGAAGGATTACAAGCACTTATAACACCAGTTGATTTTACTTTACATAAGTTGTTGATTATCACTTGCATAACTTTTTTAGCTGTCAAGTTTAAATCGTCTATCTCACAAATACAATTACTGTTTAAATCGGCTGTTCCTGTAACATCTATGTAGATTAGATTTATAGCGTCCCATTGCCATACAGATTGGTTGACTTCAGATACATAAAAATATCCTGCTGTTTTTATCTCGCTATTATTGAAGATAGCAGCTGGAAGATTGGGATTAATAGCATTATAAAATCTAATTATAGTACAAGCATCATCAAGATAACTTTTTAGTAAACATTTTAAGTCTACACTACTTCCTAAAGCAGGAGTATTACTTAAATAATCTATTTTCTCTTGAAGAGAGTCAAATAAGTCACAATCATTTTGTAAAAATAAGGAGAACAGTAAAAATAAATCTATTTTACCGTATGTTTTAGCTTTGTCTATGATACAATGTAATGACACTGTTTCAGGGTCTAACTCTTCTATTAGGTCACATACTTGTGTACCAATATTATATATAACAGTCGAAATAGAATCTCCTTTACATAAGCCCAAACATTTTATATTCGGACCATCCCATATTATATCGTTAGATGATTTTAAGTCCATATTATTAGCATTGACAAGTGTTACTAAGAGTTCCTATGACAGATATCAAGAGATTTGTCCCTGATATTAATAGTTTAATTTCTGGAGGATAATCTGGGCTTTGCCCTTTTAATCCTATTTTAAGTAGGTTTCCTCCTCCACAACCAGTTACACTTGTTATATTATTTGGGTTAGCGTAGTTTGGTACATTTGGGATCCCTCCTGTCCCTGTTTGATTTGGGCTCAATGCTATTCCATTTGGGTACTTAGTAGTATATAAGCTGTGGTACACTATAAGATTAGCTGCACCACCAGCACAACTTAATACATTTTCACTAGGTATGATGAAATCCCAACAGGTTTCTTTATCCGGGTCTGCACTCGCATCTAAAGCTCCTCCAAAACAATCTCGGCAAACTAACCCTGAGAGAGAGTTTGTAAAACAAGTTGAGATTTTGATATTCATTGGTTGAGAGAGGTCTAATCCAGACCCTGCCATATTAATAGTAAATACGGCTCCATTAGTTAGAGTTCCCGCTGCATTATTAACAATTTTTTTAACTCCCTTCCAGTCTGTAATTGTGAATGTACTTCCACAATCTGTAAAAACTAGTGGAATATCTGTACCAGCTCCATAACTGAAAGTTAAGGTGTAAGTGTCTGTTCCTTCATCATAAGACTGCAAGAATCCTATAAAAATATCATTACACTCAGCAGAACAACAGTTAGTTTCTATGTTTGATATTCGTTCTAATAAATCACATAACACTACTTCTTTATTATAAGCCGCTTGAGCTATGTTAGCAGCAGAATGGATAATATGTTCATCTGCTACATAATCTCCTAAACATTGAGCTCCTAAGAGGTTGATTAGATCATTTGGAGTACCTACTAAAGTATTCAATTTACAAATGGCATCATCTGTAACAGCAGATACGTGGTCGTGTAACGGTAAAAGTGGATTGGTTGGATCTAAGGGATTTGGTAAGCAAGTTGCTAACTCTACTACTGGACAGTCATGGTCTGGAGTACCTAAAGCATCTATTTTAGCTTGTAAAGTAATTACTGAAATAAACAAGCTAGCCACTTCATCTATTACCCCACAAAGAACATTTATAATAGCTTGCAAGACTTTTTCCACGTCCAATACTGCGGGAATCTGACCACAAAGATTAAGCATTTCAGTCGTAACACATTTTAAGTTAAGACCTGTTAAATCTATGCCTTCTCCTGTACTAGCATTGACTGAATCTATTAAAGTTTTTAATTTACAATCGTTATCAATTAAAACTTGAAATAATAATTTTAAACTGAAATTTTCTGGATTCAATAAAGCACCTGTATATCCTAGCTTATTTACGATACAATCGTAATCAAGAGTTTTTAATTCTTCGATGTCATCAACTAGAGTACAAAGTTTATCTCCTACTTTAGCTACAACAGAAGAAACTTTTTCTCCTGTGCATAAATCAATACAAGGAATATTGGGGCCTTCCCAAACAATCCTCTCAGAAGATGTGTAGAAATCGCCAGATAAGTTGGTTTTATTTTTAGGTGTAGCCATTAGAATCTTTTTATTGTTGCCAAGACATTACATTGAGGATTAATGTCTTCGGTTGTTTTTATATAGTGGGTTAAAAAATCTTTTTTTAATTTTATTTGTTTAGGGTTTTTACTAATTTTAGATCGAAAGTCCCCTCTACAAGTATTTTTAATACCGTAATCTTCTTCATCAAGTTTCTCTCTTAATTGACAAACTTGAGTGCAAGTCAGTTCAGTATATTTATTTATTAAAGTTGCATCCATGTTTTTCTAATAGTTGTTTAGCTTTTTCATATAGTCTATCAGCTGTTGGAACATCATTACACTCTTGTGCACTTATCTTTACATTATCTAGTAAAGTAGATATTTCAAACAATCTCTCCATTTCTTTTTCTTGCTCTGCTTGTGTTAATTCACAACTTTTATTAAAGTAATCACAAAGCTGAGAGATATAGTTATTATATAAATTACAAGTACTATAATAATTGTATTCTACAAATAACACTTCATTAGGATTAATGCTGTACTTTATTTCGTAATTACCATCAGGTAATGGATTATTGTACTTAGCTCCTTGAGATTGTAATTGTAAGAAACTCATGGTAACTTTCTGTTCAAAATCTCTTTCAACTTCTGTGTTAACAACATAAGTAAAGCCAGGGGCTTTAATTTCTAATAACCCGCAAGTTACAGGAAGATTTTCGTTGTATAGGGATACATCCTTGACCGTAAATAACTTACAAGAAGTGTTAGGTATAAAGTCTAAAAGTAATTCTGAAATCATAGTTCTATAAAGAAAGAAAGGTAGGTAGATTATCTCCACCTACCTTTCAGTTTAAAAATTAATTAATATTAGTAATTAGGTTGGTCTGTTCTGTTTTTAACTACTACACCTAATGGTGCAAATTTAGCATTTAAGTATGCAGCAAAAGCAGCTGAATTGACTCCTTCCTTAACTACAATTGGGATTTCGTAGATTTCTGGATCGTAAACATTACCAGCATTTGTACCGCCTCTATATTGTTTGAATTTAAAGTAGTAAACATTATAGTAAGCTTTTTTGTCAATAAAGCTTCCGATATTTAAGTCTAATACTTCACGCAAACGGTTATCGCTTAACCAAGCATCGTGATACAAATAAGCTACACGTTTGATATATTCTCTTGCAACCCATTCTCCTGTTTGTGCAGGTAATCTAAGTTGTTGATATTCACGCATAGTAGGTTGAACTTTACAAGGTGCTCCATCATCTTCAACTTTGTAAATTTCTACAAAAGTAGGTTTGAAAGAGTAGTAATCAGTTGGTTCCCAAGAACACTCACCGAATCTGTCATAGCTAGAAGAAGCTTCTAATCTGATACCACATTTATTTGGTTCAGAAGGCTCATCTTCAGTTTCGCAAGTACATACTTCCCAAAGATTTCCTTCAAAAGGAGTAATCTTAGAAAACTCAGCTAATTCTTCAGTTAAGCAACCATCAGCTCCAAAACAATCAGAGTATTGAGTGATACTATAAATATCGTCGCAATCTCCTGCTGTTTTTAATTCTACTGCAGTAATGTTAGGGTTGTCAGCATAAGCAGCTTGAATTTCTCCTAATCTATTTTCTCCTCCGCAAGTTTTAGCTAAAGTCATACATAAAGTACGAGTAGAAGTAAATCTGTCTTCTGCTTTAGTCCAATTCACTGGAGAGGAGCTTGCTGATGGTGCACACATAGCTTCAGTAGAGAATGTGTAAGTTAAAGCATCTGCCCCAACTGCAGTAACTTTAGTCCCTTTAAGGACAGTTAATGAATATATCTCTGTTGTAGGAGTTGTATTCATCAAAGTTGCCGTATAGTTATCTACAGGAGTAAGTGTGTGAGCAATACCGGCCCCACCACCTGAAATTGTAATTTTGACACCAGATTTAGCATTTGCTAAGGTTGTGGCTAAAGCTATTTTATTTGGAGCTAAAACTATTACAAAGTAATCAGTATTATTAGTATAGCCTCCGATAGTAGTTCCGCCGCCATTAGAGTACTCAACTTTTTGTCCTGTTGAGAAACCGTGGTCAGGAATAACTAAATAACTGTTAGCTACATTTACAGCTCCAGCATTAGCTCCGTTGAAGGTAATAATAGCGGCAGTTTTATAAGCTGCAGCGACCGCATTAGCATCTAAATAAGTAGCTTGGTCAGCTGTAATCATATAGTTATCAGCAGCTTCTACTAAATTATAACCTGAAGGACAAGTACCACATTCTGCTAGAGATACTGCACTAGTAGAAACAAATGGATCCATTGTAGCAGAAGCTAGCATACAATCAGTGACATAAGTACTTACACCACCTGCACGCCCAGTTCTGGTTATTACAGTTTTTGGATAAGCTCGTTGAATATCGTTTAATGCTTCTTGGTCTCCACCATCACAAACTGATAAAGTCATTGTTTTGTGGGTAGCTATTTTTCCAGCAATTTCAGGATAAACTACACTAGCTTTAACAAATTTAGAAATTTCTACATCTGAATTAATTGCTCGTACAAGTTCTTGAGTGTATTTACGACAATGCACGCCATCATCAGGGCATCCATCTCCACAGGTTTCATCTGCACAACATCCAGTAGTTACTTGAACGTCACGCAAAATTTGTTTTGTGAATAAATTGTAAACACCTTCACCCCAAACTCGGATTCTAAATCTATGTGTTTTACCACATTCAAATCCTAAGTTATTACATTCATTTACACCATCCCAACCAAAAGAGATGATTTGATTTCGAGGTTTTTGGTACGGACTATATTCAATGTGATGAACATCTGACGGTAAGAAATCAGCTGTTTTAGTTGAATTTTTTAATCCAGTGTAAAAAGCTCCAAGACTGTCTTTAGTATGATAACTACCTTGAGCTAATCGAATAGGTTTGTTAGGACTTAATGTCCCTGCTTCATTGCCCGACTTAGCATCGAATAATCCGATAATACCGGGTTGAAGATCTTTAGTGTGACCTGAAGTACTGAACCCAGCATAGAGCATCATTGGATGGTCAAGAACGTGGAATTTGTTTGCCATATATTGTTTGTTTTTTTTTTTTTTATTGTTTAAAAATTTTAATTATTTTCTTCTTTACGTTTGTATGCTATCTGCATTGCTGCTGCATGCTCGAGATCGCCAGCTAAAATATATGCGGCTTCATCTATGATTAATTCGCAAATATCATCTTTAAATTCTAACCCTACATCTTTTCCAACTCTGTCGTCATACCAATCACAATGAGCTATATCTACTTCAGTCGGTTTTCTATAGTATATTAATGCTAATTCGCTTACAGTAAAATCATTGTTGTGGTAGACTCTAATTTTATTTCCTGCCAGAGTATAAAATGTTTGTCTGAAGTCAAATGAAGGTTGTTTATCCCAGGCATTTAACCATGCATTAACATTAGCTTCTTCTATGTGATGCAAGTCTGTTATGAAATCTTCACATCCATTTTTCTTTGCTAAGACTCTTATGGATTTAAACCATCCATAATCCTCTGGAAAAATATCTGATTCAAAATACAAAGGGGAAAAATGAGAGCCAAGTTGCCTTGTTTCTAACAAGAGTTGAAGATCATCTACTCTAACAGTTGTTTCTTCATCTCCTTCTTTTAAAGCATTATTTCCATGTATCTGTCGTCTTACCCATTCTAGTTGAGCTTTATTAACCGCCTCTCTTAGCATCCAACATTCTATATTATCATAGTCTTCGCTATCAAGTTTATTAAGACGTTGTTTAAGTTTGAGTCTGACGAGTTGAGAATCCATTAGTATTTATTCCATTTTATTTGAACTTGTGTCATGATATTTTTTAATTCATCTTGATTAGACACTTTACACAGTTCATCTATTACTTTCCATTTATCTGTTGTTTTGAAGTTATATCCAGTTTCACTATTTTTAAAATAGTTATCTTTATCTGTGGATAGTACTCCATACCAAATAGCATCATTGATGATAGCAATAATTTCTGATTTTTTACTGTTAGTTCTATATAGATCTACTGCATCAATAAAAAGTTTAGGAGCTTTTTTCTTTTGAGAATCACTATAGTCTCCAGCTATAAATCGTCGTAAGGCTTTATAAATAACGGATTTAGGAGTAAGCTCAGTAATACCTTCTTGAGGAGTAATCAGATTCTTATGAAGAATAAACATTATTCTACGAGAGTAAGGGCCTTCATCAATCTCAGATAATAATCGGATAGCTTTATCTCTAATTTTTTCTAAGTCGTCCCCTAAATTGTAAGTTATGTGAGGTTCTTCAAGATAAAATCTGGCGTTGGTTTTTTCTAGTTCTTCAGGAGAGGAAGCAATGAAAGCAAAGCCACCTCCTTTAATATTCCAGTAAGTTAATAGGTCATCTATATTATCTAAATCAAGTAATGTTTCTTCTTGATTAATTGTTAGTTTTCTTGTGCTCCAAAATCTATCAGCAAAAGGATCCAAGACTTCTGCCCCGAAGGCTTTTTCTAGTTTGATTAAACTTTCTTGTAAGAATTCTTTTTCGTATGTCTCTGCATAATGCTCAGGATCTAATCCTGTTATGTAAAAATTCTTTCCTGCTCGATCTAAAGCAGCTAAGTAAATATCTCGGGCAAATCCGGGGAATAAGTCTTTACCATATTCTCCTTGTTTTCTTGGGTCTGAGTAACTGTCTGTAGAGTTATGTTTGATTAGTACGAACTTATTTTTTCTTTTCTTAATGGTTTCTGGTTCGAGTACTTCAACTTTTTCCTCTCTAATTTCGAGTAAAGGAATTTCTTCTACTAGACTGTCTTGTTTGGCAGACTCTTTTGTTTTTGTTTTTAATTCTGTGCTCATTATTTTATTTGTTGGTTAAAAAAGTATGTGCTTTTTATACGTGTTATTCGTCACCCAACACAACTATTATATTCGATTACATTAAGTTCCCGAAAGGTTTTCCTGTTTTAGGGTTATAAGGTAAGAACACTAAAACTTGAGTTGGATCTTTTACCCAGATAGTACCTACACGTTTTCTCATGAATACTCCAAAACCTGATTTATTGCTTGAAGCTAAGTGAGAAACCATTTGTACATTCCCATCAGTAAATCCAGCTGCTAAAGCTGATTGTGTACGATACATAGGGTGAGTATCTGTACCAGCAATACAGTGGTGGTAAACTTTTGGAGATGACTTACGAATCAAGAAGATGTTGTCTTTTTTAGAGTTAATATCGTAAGCTATGAAAGAGTAACTGGATAAGCGATAAGTACCAAAGCTTGATGTAACCATTGGATTATCAAGTTCATTTGCGTTCCAAGTATTATCAAATGCTGCATTATATTTAAATTTAACTCTGTAAACACCTGGGATACAGAAGCCTGTGAATAGAGTTGCATTAACCTGTAAGTCTGTAGATTTACCTGTTACGAAATTGAATTCAGAGTTTTCATATACAACTGCTTGAGCGAATCCACCATTTTGTTGATGTTTTGCAATAGCAGCAGAGGCCATTAAAACTCCTGCACGACCTGTTTCTAAAACAATTTCAGGTTCATCTCCGATAACTGTGTAATCAACTTTACCGAGCACATAGTTTTCTAATCCTGTAATGATAATACCAAGATTAAAGCCATTTACATTATAAGGATTAATATATCCAGATTTTAATTGAGGCCAAAGACCGATTGGTAATTGAATTTCTTCTTGACCATCGAAAGCTTTTACTGAACCTCCGTTACTCCACATTAGCATTTGTTTTTCGTCATTATTTAAAATGCTATACGAAATATCATCCATAAGATAAGTGAAGGACATATTTGCTTGACCAGATTTCAATTTACCTTCCATTTGCATTAATACATCTCTGTTGGCAGGAGCATTAAGGTCAGGGACAGTCGGATCAGCCACTCCTTGTACTTGGAAGTATTGCTTAACTTGTTTATAGTAGTTTTTTAGAGTAATAGCTTGAGAAGATTTTCCATCACTGAATTTAGTGAACTTATCACTCATCCAGTAAGAAGCGTTAACTTCAGCATTAGATGTTTTTATAATATACTCTTTAGCAGAAGGACCACCTTTCATTTTCCAAGGTGTCCAATCTTGGCCATACTCAGGAGAACGTAAAGACCCATAACGACCTAAAGGACTTCCCGGAGTCAAATACTCTTTAGGTGCAGATTTTAAAGAATTAGAAATAAATTGTACTGTTATAATACTATTCTCCCCAACTGATCGTACTTGATCAGAAGTGACTAAAAGTGAAAATTCACTATATTGTGATGGTTTTAAAATTGTACCTGGGCCAAAAGAATCTGAATCAACCATTAATTCAAATGAGCTGTCATCTGCCCCCGGAGTATCAGTTAAAGAAAGGTCTTTTACGATGCGAACAATATTGTCAGTTTTAACTGGTACTTGATATTTCAAGTACTCTTCATCTGTTTCTATGATATTGGATGAATCGAAATCAGACCATTTCCATAATGGAACTTCTGATTTCATAGTGTTTGCCCAAAAAGCGACTATGCCTAGGTCTTTTATGTCATCTTTGTTTAAGCTAGATGCTAGGTTAAAGCCCGCATTGGTCATGTTTAAGTGTGATTCGGCATCTGGCATCGCAGATTGACGATAAAATATTCCTGCTGGATTCATGTTTATTTATTTTATTGTTTAAAATTGTATAGGTTTAATTTTTGAGTTTTGACCTGAAGAGGTATGATTTGTACGTCCCATATCAGCTTGAACCTGATTTGTCTTCAGTCTTCTAGTATTTTGTGCTATCTCTGCGGAGATTTGAGATCTCAACATCTTCTTGTATTCTTCAGGGTAAGTAGCATGGAATAACAATTCAGTATAAAAAGCAGGGTTAGCATTTTGTCCGTATTTAGTTTCTTCTACAATAGCCTCTAGAGCATCTATTTGTCTACCATCTATTTGAGAAGCATATTGGGGGATTGCTTGATTATAGATAGCTTGTTTGAATTGATCAGGAATTTGTATCCCTAAATAGTTAGTATCATTGCTCAACACATGCCCTACATTATTAACAAAAGCATTGTTAAACTCGTTAACTTGTTGTTGATAGTGTTCAGCTTCTTGTTCCTTAGCAAGGATTTGTTGCATTTGAAACTCATCTAATTTTGGTTTATAAGCTTCAGCTTTTTCTCGAAGATACCCCAGATCTTTCCACATTTCAATATCAGCAGCTATTTGTTCAGGAGTTCCATAGTTAATCATATTAAGATATGTTGCTACTATTTCTTCTTGGCCTTCTAATGTTGTCATGTCTAGTCCAATTGTACGTTCAGCTTCTGCCCAGCTGTTTAGCAATCCTTGGATATCTTGTCCTCCGTTTAATCCATATTTCATTATAGATTGAAATTGAGGAGGAAGTTCTCTAAGCTGTTCGCTAAAAACATCTCTAGTTGCTTGTTGTGCTATATTCTCAGCATTAAGAGATATAAGTTCTTTAAAATCTTCGTATGTTTCGATATTCCCATTTTCAAATCCCAATAAGACTCCTTCTTCTACTAGTCTGTTGATGTATCCTCCTGTTGTGTCATCTAAAGGGGTTCCGATTGGTGCCTCTTGCCCCTGAGATGATTGTCCTTTATCTGAAGGTACAACCGAGTTAATAATTTGATTTGTCAACGCATCCTGACTTGCATCTGGATTAGTTAATTCATTTAGAGTTACATCTTTCTCAGGCATAAATTGAGAAAAGTCTGGAGCGGATTGATTGTCAAATTGAGGGACTAATCCTGCCCAATCTTGTGAGGGTGTTGTACTTACTTGCATATACTGTTGGTTTTGTAGTACTTATATCTACGATATAATATACTTGTGTTTAAATTAAAATTTTTAAAAATTGAAGTTTTATTTTAGATCAGGATACCTTATTAGCTTTGAATGTATTCTACTTTTTATCGTACTTATTTTTGTTTTCTCTTGCTATTTGTAACCTTGTATTTTCTATATTGTTTCTTGACAACATTTCTTTTTCTTTTAGGTCAAGTTCTCGTCTTTTAAGTTCATTTGCTGTCATGGCTTTTGTTTCATCGCTTTTTAGCTTAGCTTCAAAATTATTTTGTTTTTGGTATTCTTTAATATTCTCTAAAGAGTCTAACTCTTTGTTAGCATTTGCATCTGTTTGAATACCTCCTAATTCATTTATTTCAGCAATATATCTCTTAGTTTCAAGATCTTTTTCTTGAAGATATTTTTTAAGGTCTTCTTCTCGTTGGAGTTCTTTCTCCCTTTGTTCTTGTCTTTGTTGTTCAAGCTCCTGTTCGTGTTTACGTTGAGCTTCCATATTTTCTCTACGTTGTTGCTCTCCTTTTTTGAGGTTCTCAATAATAAGAGATGGGGAGTCTGTTGTCATGATTTCCATATAATCAGACATTTCTGCTCCAGCCGTATTTATTTGCATTGCTACATTTTGCATTTTTTCTACCAAAGCTTTTACATCTGCTGTAGAATAAGCATAAAGTTTGAGATTTGGAAGTATTAATTCTTTTCCTTCTACTTCAAATAGAATGTTTTCTTCTTCCGAGTTGGTATAAGCAACCTTAACCATATCTTTAGTTGAAGCCATATATTGTTCTATGTTCAACATTAAATTTCTGACTCTAGGCATTAATTGGTTAATATGTTTTTCGAACATATACTCAGTTTGAGCATAAGAATTACTTTGAGCTGTTTGTACCCCTGTTGCAGATTCTGATGCGTATATAGACCCTATTCTTTGAGGGTTAACCCCTATTGTTGAAAAAGCTTGATCTTTAAAATATGTTCCTAACTCTATATTTCTTCTAATATCATCTGAGTTAGAAAAGTCTAATACTTGGAAGTGAGAGAATCCTGTACCGCTTGGATTATTAACAGGACTACCATCCATTAAAGCTATATTATTATTTCTAATAATTTCTAGCCATTTATTTAAAGCATTTTTACCCCACTCTCCATCTATAGATTTTTTAGGGATAAAATTTTGGTCAATCATCACAACTTTACCATTAGCAATGGCATTACCTAACATATCTATGTTTTGATTATTGACTATATTAAAACCTATTTGGAAAGGAGACATTTTCCTAACTAAAGACATTTTGTCTGTATTTCTATCAGATAAAGCCATGCCTTCCCCTGGGATAGTGTCTATTGGCGTTTCAATAGGTTTACCTCCTAAATAAATCCCATTATTGATAGAGTTAAGATTACTATCATAATAGCCCATAGGGTTTCTTGCTATTTTAACTCCGAAGCGTATTTCAGTTTTCCAATAAGCATCTAAATGTTCTCCAGAAATTAAGTTATCTTTAGAGTTAACTTTTGTTAAAGAATTATCGTACTTAGGTTCATTTGTTACTACATAGTCTTCGTTGACTATATTAGTTGTTTTAATCCCTAATTCATCTACACTTGTGCAGATAAACTCTCTAGCATAAGATCTCCAATACACTTCAGTTACACGAAACATATTGTGTTTCAATGCATCATCTAAGTTGATCCTATTCTTTTTACCTGTAGTTGCCCAAGTGTCTAAATATTTATTTACACTGTCTTGCAGCAAATGATTCTCCATTGTGCTGTCAGTGATATTATTTGGATATTTTTGGCTGAAATCTGTCCACTTAGAATTATCCCCCATATTAGTCCCAGCCAATAGATTTACCAGATGTTGATCAGAACTAACTATACCATTTCCTTGATTAGCTTCTAATTCGGCTAACTCAAGATTTTCCATCAAATGACTATAGTTAACTAAAATATCGTTTAATGGCATATACATCTGTCTTCCTAAAAATGTACTCTGGGATAACCAGAGTTTATCTGGAGGCAAATGATAGAATAAGGTTTTAGGATTCCATACCTCTGGGAGTATATCATCATCTAATGTTCTTACATGAAAGAATGTTTCGTCACTTACAATTACATCTCGAAATGAGATAGTTTGAAGTTCTTTAATATTGAATCGGGTATTGTCCCACTTAATCATGTGATTGGCCCATTGTTCAGCTATGGATGCATACTTTTTAAAACTAAGCTCTACTTCTTTTATTTTTAAAGCATAGTCTATTTTTTCTTTTGCATCTTGACTTTCTCCATACTTCTCTTTCAAATCTTCTGCTGTTTTTTGCAACAAGTATTGAACTACTAATTCTTTTTTCTTTTCTTGCTGCTGATTAACAGAATACTCATCTACTGCTTTGACAATCAATCTGGTATCTTTTTTCATATACTCTCCTACAAATAAGTTAACTATAGTAGGGACTAATGGAAAAAACATTAAAGGAACATTTCCTTCTTCGTTTTCTTGGATAGTACTTACAACATAATTAAACTCATTATCAGAACTTAAACCGTAATCTGAAGGATCTAAGATACCTTCAGCCATATTGTAATCTTTACTTACAGCTTTCCATTTTTTATTAATAGAGTCAAACCCTTCTCTTTCAAACCAGTCTAAGTTCCATCTTATCCATTCATCAGTCTTCTCCTGCTTAGGAATCATCTGTAATGGGTATATCCCCCATAGTTTTGCACTAGAAGGGGCAGAATTTGTCCAGCCTCTTAATATTTGTCTTGAAGTGACGACAAGGTCTTTGACTGTAACAGGTTTATTATTTATTTTAACTTTTGATTTAGATTTTGCCATAGGTAAGGTCTTCAATATAAGATACAGGTATTAATTTTAAAAATGAATTAATTTTTTCTATTAATCCCCATCCGTTGAGAGAAAAATGTTTTCTTATTTGAAACTGTTTGTTTTTGACTACTAAAGAATTGAGCTTTAGGTTTTACTATAGGGATAACATCTGGTTCCATTTCAGTACTATCATAATCACTTATAATACCTGAATGAGCATACATTTCACATGCAGATAGAGCTAATCCAAAAGCTACAATCCTATCAGTATTGATCCCTTTACGATAACCTGAAAGTTCTCGAAGTAATCCAATATCAGGGATACGTTCTGCCCCATAGACAGTTTTAATAACTTTCCCATCTTTATCTATGATAGTATCTAATATCTCTTCAGTGTATTCTTTCTCTTTATTTAGAATATGATTTTTAAGTTTCCCTGTCATCGTCATAGCTATCCCATAACCTACGCCTGACTCTACAGTTTCAGTAACAACATCTTCTCCATATATTCTCGAAGCTTCTCTCTTAGTCATTAAATACTTGTTTTCCAAGTTCTTAGCTCTCATGTGGTCTATGAAAGAAGTCACATTGCTTTCACATAAAGCAAAAGCATTATACAATCTTAGAAGGTATTCAGCTTGAGTATTCGTTTTCTTTCTATCTTCATACCTACCTAAATACCAAGCAACAGGCTTATAGCCTTCTGTTCTTATTTTTACTTCTCCTGTTTCTTCATCTATATACTTAATTCTCGTTATGTTCTTAAAAATATATATACAGAAAAGGGAGTTAGATGTTGTAGTTACATCAGTTTGTATTGGGTCAATACCTGCAAAATAAGTTCTAGGTGTAGGTTCAGTCTGCCCTTTCTCTACACAAGGTAATTCATAAATCTGAACACATCCTCGCTTATCTGAGCTTTCTACATCTTTAAAAGGGAATACAGTTATAGCTGCCCTATTTTGAACATTCTTCCATTTAATAGCTCCGTTGTTATCTTCATAGAGTTCACAGTTAATAATATGAGGTTTACTCAGTTCCAGACGATCCATGCTATTTTTTAGAATCTGCAAGTCAAAGAAAGAAGATTTTCTCCATGCAAAGGCATCTTTAATTGTCCGTGGATTTTGAGATTTTTTAAGGATGTATTGTTCTGTAGGTAAAGCTTTCCACGGTGGTTCATATTCTATTCTCCCATGCTCTCCAGGTTGAAACCCTTCAAATTCTGCTTTATCTAATAACTGAATTGCTTTTTCTACTTGAGAGTTACCGTACTCATCAGTAGCTTCTGGCATCCCATATTGAGCAGGAATAAATAAACCGCAAGTATTTTCAGCCCCAGACTCATCAAATAAAGTCGTGGGAACTCCATAGAACCCATAAGTAGAAGGATCCTTCATGAAATTCTCAAGAGGCTTACACTCAGATAAATCCCCCACAGAACCTCCAATACAAAAAGAACCCACCCTAGTTAAACCAGAAGTCATAGCTGGTTCCATGTATTGTAATGTAATATCAGCTGTAGGAGCAATCCCTCCTTCTTCATACCAAGCCCAATATGTTGGTCCACCGACTCCAAGCTTAGGATCTTTGTTTAATGTTTTCCCTACAACAGAAGACATATTTCCGTCCCAGTCCCATTTACCGAACTTTTTTATTGCTTGTCGTTGCTGAATTTCTCCACCTTTATCTGGAGAAAAACTTCTAAACCAACCTGTATGTTTATTAAGATGAGCTTTATATTGGTCTAAAATAACCCAAGAGCCATTGACATCATCTATAAAAGATGCATCAGAAGCAAACCATTTAAGCTTCTTTTTATTTTCAAAGTATAAATAATTAACTGTCTTAGCTACATGACAAAAAGAATTATGAGTTATTGTGTAGTTATCTGTTATGTAGAGGTGGTTGAGATCATCCACCATAATACAAGAACATTCCTCTTTAACTCCAGTATTTACTATCTCTAGGATATATCTTCCACTCTTACCCTTTGGGGATCTAAATACAAATCTTAGTTTTTTCCCAAAAGTTTTAAATAGTGTTATAGGTATTTTCCCTAAAAATAGAATTCGATAAATATTCTCTTTAGCTACAATTTTAGCTGTAATACCTAATTCTTTGGCTATCAACCAAATATCATTAGCTAGTTGTTTACTTAATGTCTCATAATAAATTTCATCCCCATTATGAGATATGAATCCATTACTATCCATTAAACCTTGAAGTAAATCTATTCTATCCTGTACAGTAGAGTATTTATATCTCTCTGGGATAAAAAGATTTTCTTTACCTTTTTTTAAGATACCTCTTGGATCAAACGAATACTGATAAAAATACTTAGAATCTATAGTGCAAGTTAAGCTTATGCCTTCATCTTTAGAAGTAATCTTATCACTCACTATGTTAGTATAACTAGTTAAAAAAGATATAATATCTTCTTCCTCTACAGTAAATGTTGTTATTCCTTCGTTAACATCTCCTCTTCCTAACAATACCCCAACTAAATATGCAGGTACTCGTTGTTTCTTATTTTTATATTCAATAGGGCTTATGTTCTCTATTCTATATTTTGGAAGCTTATTTTCATATAAGCCTGCTTCTAATAGTTTTTTAGTTGTAGTAACAATAGGCTCTTCTTCTCCATCTTTTATTACTTCCCATAAATGATGTTCTCCGCATCTTATTTCAGTCCCGTCATCTAAAGTAACTCTATAGATAGGTTTAATGCCATTATTGGATTTATCTATCACTTTACAAGTATGCCCTTCTGGGTTTCTAATTTCATCTCCTATTTCAACTTCTCCCATTGTCGTCCACCCATCTTTAGCTAAGATTAAACTTGAGTGAGGCTGCTCAAAAAGCATCTGCCTTCTTTTCAGTATGGCTGAGTGTTTATTGAATATTTCAGCTAGTTTTTCATATAACATCATGTGATACTGCACATCTCGAATATCTGGAAAACTATCTATATACCCTTTTTCTTTATTTACAATAGGGCAAAAATTTAATAAAAAATAATAGTCTCTAGTGGTATACCATGTGATATCCTTATCTTTCCATATAACTCCTAATCGACTTTTTAATTCTTCAGTATCCCAATATTCATCGTATTCAGGAGTTCCCGGGGCATAATCAGTATAGCTTCCTTTCTCATCAAATCTCCTACTTTGTTCGTTCCATTTAAATACTCTTTCATCAAATTTGTATTGACCTGGTTCTCTGAAACAATGTTCTTTTAAGAAAAGTCCAAAAGCAGTTTGATCCTCAAAAGAGGTAGTACTCCATTTTTTTGTGGAATAATCATAAGTTGGTATATCTTTACAAGGTACTTTCATTATTCAAGTTCGGTTTGAGTTTTTCTTCTTGCTTGCCCGCCTCCTCTTACTCTGACAACATTCATTTCTTCTTCTAACTCTTGGTAGGAAGTAGATAATTTTTTGTTTAGCCCTTCAAATGTTTCAAGGGCCTTTTTGATTTCACCTATGTTCCCTGATTCTTTTGTTAGGTTTATATCTGTAAACTCTATTTCTTTTACAATTTTTTCATAAGCAATTTTGATAACCTTATAAGCTCGATACTTCATCGTCTCATAGAGTTCTTCAATTAAGTCTAAAGCAGACTCAATTAGCTCATCTTCAAGGTCTACAACTAAATCTAGCTCAGGGTATGTACTTCTAAGTATTGTTTCAAATTTATTCTCTTCTGGTAGATTGGCAAATGGGTTCTCATTAGGGTTCAAGTTATGAACAAAGTCAAATATCTTGAAAAGCTTTAATGCGTTTTCTTCCCCATATTTCTCTACGATAGCTTGAAGATAATAAATATCTTTTACTTGCTGGGTAATCTTAGGTTTCCCTTTAGAATCAAAATCAAATATATTAACCTTCATCGTTTAATTTTTTATATTTCAAAATCTTTTTCACTTCTTCTTTCATGTAAGGAACTTGTATTAACTTATCAGACACTTTCTTTCCACTGTCGTTTAGTTTAATATGTCTAATGTACAACTTCCCTATTTTTAAATGCTTATTAGACTCCCAAGCTAGATACATATAAAGAGATAATTGTAAAGCTGCATCATTATAATTACAATTATCTAGGTGTTGAAGAGGTTCTAACATTTTCTCTCCTACTACTTGGAATCCATTATCTGTCTTATAAGATGAGCTTCTAATAACTCGATCCCATACTTTATTGTCTATAATAGTAATAGTATTTCTTTCTACAACAATTTTATCAGCATAACCAACAATATCATATTTAGGAGAATATAAGAACTTCTCTAGATAAGTTGTTCTATTGACTAACTCACAATTAGACCTTTCATGGGAGTAATTATCCCTGTTATAGTAAAGGTCTCTTTCTTCTAAGACAGCTTTAGAGTTTTCTTTTAACTCTTTAATACAAAGTTGTTTCTGAATATCTTCCCCTCTTTTTATCTTTTCATCCCATTCAGCTAGGACTAAATCAACTTCTAAAGCAAGAAGCTCTTTAGAGGCTTTTTCTCCTCTATCTGCAATATTCTTTTTAGCTTTTTTTGTAGCTTTACCTATGCGGTCAAATTTAGGTTTTAATTCCGCTATCAGTGCTTTTACTCCTATCATTTGATAAAAATTTAGTTATGGCTTCAGGAGGGATTAAACTCAATAAAGCTATAAGGTAATTAAATTCATAATTATTTATATCATCGTTTAAGTGTAGACGTTCTAATATATCTTTTGCTTTTTCTGGTATCATAATGTTGTTGTTATTTCTAAAACTTCAGTTAATTCATCCAAGAGGTCATCTGGAGAATCTAACATCTTAAATCTTTTAGCAGAGAAAGAAGGTTCTCTTCCATCTTCTAATAAGGGATTAACCAATTCTTCCAATAGAAATCCTAATCCATTAATTGTATGTTGTCTTTTTCTAATGGTATAGATACCTCCTAGTACAGGAAACTCTTTAAAAAACTTTAAAGACTTAGGATGATACCCAGAATCATTTATACATTCTACTAGTTCCATTCTATATATTTTAATACTTTGCTGTTTACTGTATCTATTGCAATTCTTTTTCTTTTCTTGTAAGCATCCCATTCTTGTTCATTCATCATAGCAGGATAACAATCATGCTCACAAGCATCATCAGCTAACTGTAAGTCAGGAACTGTACACCCACAAAAACATTCTTTACGTTCTAAGCAAAGACGACCATAAGGGGATTCACTCATTCGATACTGTCTAAAGATAAATTGTTCCACAATATGAGTTGGAGCAGCTAAAAACTCAGTTAAAGATGCCTTATCTGCAAACTTATAAAGAGGAGAGTTTCTATTAAAAAGTTTTAACTGTAGTTTTCTCCTGTAAGCTTTAAGAGCTCTTTTAATATTGTGCCAAGTAAAGTTTTCTTTTGTTATTTTCATAAAATTTATTTTATTACGGTATACAAATCTAGTGTAAGTCGTTCTCCTTCAGATGGAGTAATATAGATAGCTTTTTTAATTCTTGTCCCAGAATCAGCAAAACGTCCAGCTCTATATGTTCCTGTTCCTTCCAGCATTTCAAACGGTAATATCGTTGATTTTGGCAAGGTAGGGGTTGTGCAGCCACAAGAAGCTGAGGCCTGTAAAGTTAGAGGTTTAGTCCCATTATTAGTAATATTAAATTTATAGTGAGCAGTTTCTCCTGGGGATACAGGATCTAAGATTATTTTAGGTGTTGTCGTTGTTAACATCGTTGTTGGTTTTATTATAAGATTCAAATAGCTCCTTACAGAACTTTCTTTGTTTAGCTGCATGAGCCTGTTTAAACTTCTTAAACGGGATAATTTTGTTTAGATATACAGAAAATAACTTCTTTGCAAAAGACCCGATAGGTTTATCTTTATACCCAGGAAACATTTTCTCTTTATATCTTCTAAGCTCTAAATAAGCTTTACATTGAGATTCTATAACTCGACTTTTAATAACCCAATATCCAAAATTAGAAACATATAGGTTAGTATCATCAAGTTTAAGCATCTTATCTTTTAAATGGGCAAATACACTATCTCCGACACTTTTAACGAGAGCATAATCATAGCCCTTTCTATCGCAGAGATCACGATAGACATCATTCATTTTCTTTATCATAAAAGATTTTTAAGTTTAAATAACAAGCATCCTCAAGACTAATAGCAGGCAAAAAGTCAGGGGAAATGGTAGTTGAACTATCCATAACCCCCACCTTTTTTAGGTATGATTTGGCATTATCTATTGTAGCTATACTCTTAAAATGAGCTTTATCTTTTATTGACTTATCTATATGTAATTGATAAGTATCTTTTGAGGTTCCATAAAAATGGAAATCTAGCACAAGGTTAAGGTAAGCTTCAGAGAGTTTTATATTCTTTTCCATAGCTTTAACCTTAACCAGTACTTTCAATACTTGTCGTAAGTCATTAAATTGAATATTATCACTTACAAACAGTTTCATATTAGTCTTCTTTTAATTCTGCTACAGGAACATCATCTGCTACAGGAACATTATCTGCTATACCCTCATCAGTTGGTTCAGGAAGATTATTTGCCATTTGCATTTGCATCTGCATAGAAGCTAATTGAGCTTTATAATGCAAGATTTTCACTTGAGCTTCAAGATTTCTTGCTTCTAACTCTAAAATTTCAGTGTTAAATTTCAGTTCTTTGCGATAAGCAGTTAATTGAGTTGGTGTCAATTGTGTTGGTTTGTTGTTTTCCATATATATATATGTTTTTTTAAAGTTTTTGAGTTCCTATTGTAGGGAGGAGTTTTTGAGTTTTTACTATAGAAAGGAGTTGTTCTGGTTTCACATAAGCCATTAGAAGCTTATTAGGATCATTAGGATCAGCAAACATTATAGGGGAAAAAGTAGGATCCATCATAACTATATCCCCAATAGATACAGGGAAATCTTTAGTATCTACTCCTGGCCCAATACTAACTATTTCAGCTAGCCATTGATCATAATCTTGCATGTCTTTAGTGTTCCCGACATAAATTCCAGAGTTTGTTTCTGTTTTTACAGGGAGCTGTTTAACCAAAACTACTCTCCCCAAAGGTGTGAATGTTACCATAATAATAGAAAATGTATTTATATATAATACACAAAGATAATGTGTACTATATAATATACCAAAATTTTTTTAAAAAATTGTTATTACCCCTCCCTCCACCAAGAACAACTAAAAAGATACCCCCCCTATATAAAGGGAAAATAAATATATATACATACACACATATAAAAAGAAAATACCTAATAAGACTTAATAACTAATACTCAAAAATTTCCCCTAAAAATTCCCAAAAAAATTTTCCCAAAAAAATTTTCCCAAAAAAATTTTCC